TAGCTTCGCTCAATCTCTCCGATTAAGTCATCGGCAGACCATGGCGTGACAGCATCGTTTAGCCGGACCTTGGCGACACGGTTTTCAATTTGCAGGAGTTTCATCGTTTTGAAGTGGTTGATCGTTCGGGGTAAACATGGACATTTCGCGGGGGTCAATCGTCACGCCGTATTCTTTCTCGGCTTCGACACGGGCAATTTCCCGTTGCGCTGCCAGCTTTGCCCGCATGCGGTAATGGGCTTGCGGTTCCTCCTCGCCAAGAGCGGCAAGGAATGAGTCATCGTTGAGTTTGCCCGCACGCCACAACTCAAGAAGCTCCTTGTTGACCCGCCCATCGTCGATTGTTAGCTTGCGCGGATGGTTGAATTTCCATCTCCACCAATCGGCAGACTCGGGAAGGTCGCCCATTTTTTGCCGCTTTGCGACGGCATAGCCAACAAGCCGGAATGCGGCGTAATGGATAACGTCTTGGCGGTCCTCAACCGCCCGTTGCGCTTTGCCAAGGTCGGAACGCTCGGCGGTGCCTTGTCCCGTCGCCTTCCATGCCATTGAATATGGCCAGTTAATCCCAGACAGCGCGGAACGGATGATTCTATCGTGGAAGTTTTCCCATGGTTCGCCGGGGCGGTCGCTTTTGATCGTCTCGATTTTCGATCCGGTTCCGGCTTTGAGATGGCGAATCATCCCGCCTTCCAACGTCTCAAGTGTTAGGCCAACGGATGTCCCGGTGATTTCCTGAGTCTCGAAAGCTGGATCGTCAAAATCCGGCGCTCCGGTTTCAGTGGTTTCGATGATCCCGATGCTGGAAAGCATTAGCTGTGCGCGGCGTTCCCATTCGTGAGACTGCCGCATGTCACGCAGGTCGTTGATGGCGTGGGTGAACGCTGGCAAACCGCGCCCCTGCTCCTGCCATGACGGATCAAAGCAATGGATCATGCTTGAAGCGTTGATAAGCTCAAGCTGTTGCTTGTTAGAATCCACAAGGCAATACTGAACGGGAGTGCCTTGTGAGTTGTAAACAATGCCGTCAGTGATCGTTCCGGCTCCTAACCTTGCGCCTTCCTCGATGTTTGCCGGCGTGGCGATTTGATGGCCTGGGATAAATTGAAAACGCGGGTATCCGTCCTCGGATTGAGTTAAAAGGATGAAGCACTCGCCGTCCCGGTCAATAGCGACGGAGATGAGGAAAAGCGAAGTTTTAAAGTCGTGCTGCCCGCCTTTAACGTTGCCGATACCATACCATTGATTATTCAGCCAGTCCTGCGCGACGGTTCCGAAATCGTTATCGGCTCCGGTGAATTGTGCCGACCATGCGCGGCCAACCGCATACATTGCCTTTTGCTCAATCGCTCCCCGTGCGACGCCAAGGTTGATGAAGAGGCGGCGTGAGGCGGAATAGAGCGTTTCCCGGTCAACTGGCGGGATGAGCTTCGTGATGTCCTTGAGTTGAACGGGTTCCCACGGGCGATCCCGCGAAAAGCGTTCTGCCCCCGCTGCCGCTTTGTAGCGGAATGCGTTGCCCCATTGATCCAAAAGTGCCATCGCTTATTCAGCGTGTCAAAAGAAGACGCCAATTGTTCGCTTCGACGGCATGCGTCCAGCGTCCAGCCATTGCAGCGCCCATCGCAAAGCCTTGACGCGATCCAGCTCGCTGAGTCCAACCGTCTTCTGCATGGTAACATTGTTTTTCGTGGCCGAAAGCACCGAATCAAGACCGCCCTTGGCGATGGGATTTGCGCCCGCTAGGTCATATGCGGCTTGGACGTCTGCCGTCCGGGTTTCGTTGTCCTTCGCCCAAAAGAAGATTTCCCGTGCGGTATCGTAAGCGGTAGCTGCCACGCTCTTGCCGCCGTGTCAAAAGGGTCATTCCTTTGTCACTTCCGCCATTCCTTGCAATACTCCTGTGATACACTGAGCCACCACCTGCTCAACTTCGCAGTCCCAAAGGTGGTTTGCCGCCTTCGGCTTCACGGGTTGCCAGCGCCACACCCCCGGCGAGATTTCCCGCTTGGTTTCGTTCTGCATGTGGACATGATAGGTTTTGCTGGCGTCGGTTGGGATTCCAAAGTTTCCGGATCCCATCATGTGCGAGAGCTTGTCCTTGGCGAGTAAGTTGGAAAACCGGATGATCTTGTAACTCCATCCCTCGCTGCTTTTGATGTGGGTGTAATCACTGAAAATCCGCATGAACTTGCGGTCCTTGATAATTTTAAGATACCCTTTCGAGTCCTCGCCTTTCAAGAGCTTCCACGGGTTTGGATCGTCGGCTTTCCGCATTGATGCCTCCCGCGCTTTCTTGGCAACCTTTTCCTGATCGTATCCGCAATCGACGTAAACGAAACGGTTCTCAATTCCGTAACGGTCTTGAAGGTGAAGCACGTTGTCCCATGTTTCGATCCGGCCTTCCCAAAGTAGCCGCGACTCGCCGCCGATTTTGCATGCTCGGATGACTGCCCAAAAGTGACCTTGCTGCACGTCAATCGTCAGGAATCGGAAATCCTCAAGCTCCCACTTTTGCCCGTCATGATAAGCCTTTTTCGAGTATGGGTCGCCTGAGTATTCAAGCGTCGGCGTGTCGGTTGGCTCTTTCCAGAATTGCGCGAAACGTTGGTTGATGACGTTCTGGAGTTTTTCGAATGAGCCGTTGCGCTTGTCCTCGTTGGCGAGAATCCATTCCTTCACGATGTCCCTCCATTGGTAGCGCCACACGGTCATGAACGTGGCGCGGAGGGTCATGCGTTCGGGGATGTGCTTGCCCTCGTTGTAAACCGGGCGGCACTTAGCCCATTGGCGGCGGTTGTATTCGGTATCTTGGAAGTCGGTTCCACAATGCGGGCATTTCAACCGGACGGTTTCAAAGATGGCGGACCAATCAAATTCCTCGTTGCCGTCCTTGATGACTTCATACTTGAAATTATCCCAATCGAAAACGCTGCCCATTGAGCATGACGGGCAAACGTGTTCCAACTCATGCCACTTGCCATCCTTGGCGAATCGGTGCCACTGTCCATCTTCATTCCCGCCTTGCGAGAGCATGAGGTTGCGGCGGTTCCATCGGCCATGATGCCGCTTTAGAAGGAAGTCGATCATCCCATCATCCCACCGCCAGACCTCATCCCCAATGGTGTTGGTCATGGATCGTTCTTGAAGCTCGGTGATGTTTGCGGGCGATGCGTAGAAATTCATCCCCGGAAAAATCACACTGTCTTTTTTCCAGTTGTGGCGAAGAGGTCCGGTGGGGATGTGCTGCCTTGTAGTTGGCGACATTTGCCAAACCTTCCGCATCCGCCCCTCCATCCATGCTTGAACCATGTTCCCGGTTTGCCCTACCGCCAGCGTGTCGCCTTGCTCAACCGCAACGATGCGAGCGCAAAGCCCCTCGATGATTGCTGTCTTGCCAAACCCAACGCATGCAATGATGGCGATTTCCTTAACGCCGGGGTCTTCCAGCCAATCCCAGATCGTCGCGTGTGCTGGGACTGCTTCCAGCGAATAACGCGCACCCTCGGGAGAGTTGGGAAGGTAAACGTTTTCGCACACCCATTCACGAAGGGGTTGCTCGGGCGGCGGTGATACGCCTTGGCAGAATCCGGCGGCAAGGGGGGAGTTCATGCGTCTTGATTGCTCCCGCATTCGCAAAGCGGAACCCAAAAACCACCTTCGTCTTTTGGGTGAAATTCTCTGATGCCTTTTTTGTTGCAGATTCGGATTCTCACAAATTCATCGTGCCTGATTCTGATCCTTGCCTTGCCATCTGGAAACCCTTTTAGAGGCTTGGGTTCTGTGACTCCGAATGGTATTGGTGTTCCGTGTATTGCCATGGTATTGGGGCGGTTGGTTATTGGGTTGAAAAATGAAACTTGGCGCGGCAGCATTCGCATTCAAACGCTTTGAATGGCTTTCCAGCGTAATAGTCCTCGTAAAGCGCAAGCTCTAGCCCGACCATCCTCCGGGTGTCCTCATTGTAGCAGTAGCGGCACATTTCCCGTTTGTCGCGTTCTGGGTGAGTGTATCCAAAAGGCGATTTTCCTTTTTGGCTCAATGCACGCGCGATTTCTGGAACCAGAAATGTCCGAACGCCCATCTTTTTCAGCTTCTTGATAATCCGTTTTCGATGCCGCTTGTTTCGGATTTTCTTGATGGTTGGGTGATCGTGTATCGACTTTTCAGCCAACCCCATCGTGAGTGTGTATTCTTGTTGCGCCATTGGTCTGGTTGGTTACTGGTCAAATTTGATCGGGGATTGATACTGCGAAAGCTCGGTGCGTTTCTCACGCTGCCACTTGGTCAGGAGTTTCTTGATCGTTGCCGCGTCTTGTCCTGCCAGCAACGGCGGAAGCTCCTCGGGAATCTTGGCGAAGATCGTTCCGACTGCCATTCCGATCCTCACACCCTCGGCGTTCATTTCAGCGGATGAGACAAACTCGCCACGCTGGACTTTGAGTTTGTGCTCCATCAGGTCCGCTTCCGCTTTGAGCTTGCGGAGCTTGGCTTCTTTCTCGTCTTCCGCTGATTCGTTCCGGTCGTGGACTTTCGCCGCCCGCACTTTGACCGCTTCCATGTCGTCGAGGTTAATGCCCTCTTCCTTCTCCCATCGCCACAACGTCGGGACGCTAACCCCCACGATTTCGGATAGTTCCTTGCGGGAAATTTCGCCGCGAACCTGCCCGCCTTGCTTGCGTTTGGCTAGTGGTTCCGGGGGGTGTTTCTTGGCGCTCATGGCTTATTGCAAGCGGTTTGCGTTAATGGGCTGGAAAAACTTGGCATAGGGAAATTTCGGGGTGAGGCGGAAC